CCCAGCCGCTACGAGTAAACGACCAAAGTTTTCTTTAGCCGATAAGTCTAGTTTTACTTTCATTGAAAATCACCTTGTTCCGATAATTCAAAAATAAATATTAACATACTAGGCAGTGAAACAAATATAATATACTCTCTATTGCCCACTAAAGAGCAATAGAGAGTATAGAATCAATTTGTATTATTCTAGGTCATGACGTTATTCAGGACCGGTTCTTAGGGACCGAATTATTATTCGGGACCGAAGTAAGACACTTCATCACCTTCCTCTGTTCTGGCATGACCAAACTTACTCATTGAGGTATCTTTACCATTGATGTCCCAGAGCAAGCCTTTATCACTAAACGGGATGATGAAGAACTTGTCTTGTTCAGGTGTATCCCCAACGCCTCTGTGTTTACCTCTACCAAAACACATATAGGTTTTACCATTGTCTTTTACGATATCGACTGCAATTTCTAGTTCAGGTTCACGACCTAAACCTTTACAGTCTTGATAATATCCTAGAGGGGCTACATCACGAGCTAGATACTTAGCACCATTTCGTTTCAATTCCAGTGCTTCCGTACTGAGCTGATGTGGAGAGATAAACAATATCTTCCTACCCATGCAGAAGTTCTTAATTCGTCTAAAGAGCTCCTGTATATCAGTATCCAAACGAGTATTGGTTAAACCTTTCTTACTCAGTAGGGAAACATAGTCAATCAAGCAAGTATGGATTTCGTAGCCTTGAGACTCGTAATCCATCAGTTTGTTGATGACATCTAAGTAAGATACGTTGTTGGGGTCACTATTGATAATCTTTAGAGTATAACCAGTAGACTCGAGTTTCTCTTTAATGTATTTGGCAGCATCAGTAGGGGAGAGCTTCATGAAGTCTTCTTTAGTGACTTTCTTGTTCTCTAGGTTAGCTTGTAGGATAGAGTAGTAGTCTGCTACGACTAAGTCAGCTGAATCCTCGAAGGTAAACAAGACATTTAAAGGTTTCTTGTCATGATTGGTTTGTAGGTTCTTGGGATTATTGAAGATACAAGCAGAAATGAACATGTGTCTGCTCGTTAGAGATTTACCATTACCCATGAGGCCGGCTACTAGGACAAAGTCACCTAAGCGATAACCACCCTGGGTCATTCTGTTCAATCCCTGCCAAGGCATTTTCACTAACTTAGAACCATCAGCTTGTTTTACCTTATTCTCCAATAACTCTCTTACTGCTTCTTCATCACTGATGTCTACCTCGCAAATCAAACCAGGCATGTCATTGCTTTGGTGACTAACCATGTCTGTCAGTCTTTGTAGATTACTGCTTAGGTATTGCTCTACATTGTCAATCTTGTCTTTATTGAACTTCAAATCGAAAGTAATCTTCTCTAGCGTCTCTTGAGCTTTCTTATTCTTTAGATACTTCTCCAATTCGTAACGATAACTCAATACTGTTTTCTTGATGTCTTCTTTTGGTAAGTCGTAAGCAATATTATCCTGGATGGCTTCGAACAGTACATTGTCTTGTCCACAGGCAATCTTGACGTGCTGTAACAAATCGTGGATAGGTAGAGGTACACTTCTATCCATCATGTTGATGATCACGTTTTTCAATTCGTTTAAAGTATTATCGGTACCAGACAAGTCAGCACCGTTAATCTTCAGTCCATTGAGGATATCGTTAATCATGGACTGGGAATAGTTGTCTTCATCGAGTTGAGATTCTCGATATAAAAGAGAAATGGCTTTAGCCAGTAATGCTTTTACATCCATCGTTTTTCTGCCTATCTTTAGATTAAACTTGTTGCTATTTCCATTAGCCTAAATTCTCACTAGTGTATTATGGAAAGAGTTACTATGAATTATCCAGCAATACGTAGGTTTTATTGTTATCTTTAGGCATATTAGTACCTTTCGATACAGGGAAACCGACTATTAATTTTTAAACCACTTCCCGTGACTTTTTCATGGGTTTCAGAAGGACTAAAACGATGGGTTTTCCTAAACTGATCTTTGTTCCTCAGCCGATTATTGAAGACTTGAAAGCCGTTAATGTCGGTGTAGCGGACATTATAGACTATGATAAAGTCAAGAAAGTCCTGTCTCTCGGGGCTTTAAGGACTTTAGTGTGTCTTAATGCAGTAAGCAAAAACGCATTGACACAAATCGATTTTTCTTTTTTACAGGACTTGCCTGCATTTGTAAAATTTGCTCCCCTCCTGAGCGAAGCATTAGATGTACGTCAACCCTGGCTCGAAAATAGTGACTCTAGTGAAGTCGCTAGTTTGTTTTTACCATCAGGTGAAAGCGATTACTCTGTAGATACCTTCACTGCTGACATTAGAGAGGTAGTGAAGAAGGTAATAAGCGGAATCTCCTTGACAGACAAGGAAGTTTCTACTTATGAAAGTATTACTCCATCTAACAATGGACAATACTTTTTTGTATCAGTACCGTTTGCCCTTACTGAAGCATCCAATCAGGAACAAGTTTACCTCTACCATCAGGACTTGGTAAAATCAGTATTGCGTAAATCGGCTGTATTCTATTCTGAAGAATGTATAGTTCAATCTCCTGTACACTCTTTATACTTAGAATCTCTGGTATAACTACAGTCGTAATACTTTCGTTTTGAATTTTTGCACTTTTACGTAAAAGGTTAAAAATATGTTCTTATTCTCCAAAACCCGCAGAGACTTTGGTGGCCCTACCCGTGAGCAACGGATTGGTGATGCCGCTAAAGAAAGCTTTAACTCCATTCGCCTCTCTACCGAAGCTGCCCAGCTGGTCGGCCAAGCTTTCTTGTCTACTGAGTCTCTGTCTGCTCAGCAGCAAAGCGAACTGACCCAAGCCGTTTCTGGCATTCCTGAAGTCACCACTACTTTGGCTGAAAGCCTGCGTCAAGACGAAGACATCGAACTGACTCCTGCTGAAGTGGCCAACATCCAGGAATCCATGATTATCGCCTCTAACCCTGAAGCCTACCTGAAATCTGCAGCTGAGCGTCCTGAAGGCGTAGTGGTACCGGTAATCGGTGGTGAACCTGAAGTTTCTCCGGTTAACCTGGACCTCTCTAAAGAGTCCTTCGAAGTACATGGCATGATGAACACCCTGGCCATGACCGTTTCTTACAACGTAAAAGCTGAGAAGCAGTCTAAAGCCGCCGAATTGTTCTTCCCGACCATTTCTCTGGACTCTACCCAGAACAACTACACCATCGACGTAGCCCTGTCTACCGTATTCACTTCTAAAGAATACGACCTGACTGGCAATGGTGACGTATGGCGTAACCAGAAACACATCATCAAAGCCCTGCGTAATGCCTCTATCCTGAAGTCTAACTTCACCGATATCGTTCCGGTATTCCGTCAAGGCCAAAACGATGACAAATTCGTTGACACTGGTATTCTACCAGTACGCCAAGTGGTTTCTGACTACGGTGAAACCTTCACTACTTCTCTCTTGAAAGTAAATGAAGAAATTCGTATCATCGCTCTGGCACAGACTGACCGCATGATTGGTTTGGGTATGCAGGATGATACTGACCAGATTTCTGGTAACCCCCGTCTGAAAACCCTGGGTCTGAAAGTCGGTAACGACACCGTACTGTTCGAAAACCTCCAGTTCCACCAACAAGCCCAATTCACTTACGCCCCGAACGGCGACCGTGAAGGCATCCAGTTGATTTACAATGTTAACACCCATTTGGTTGACGAAAACACCAAAGGCGTTAAATCTGGTCAACTGCCGACTGAACTGCAAGCTTTGAAAGACAAGAAACTCGAAGCCCTGCTCCAGTTCAACGTAACCGGTACTGGTAACACCGACCTGGGTACTGTTAGCCTGAATGCTGCTAACGTAAAAGTAAAAGCTATCCGCAAAGCCGATACCAAAGAGTTGGTAGACATGACCACTGGTGATGGTGCTGCTCTGGTAACTGCTCTGCAGAAATGCTCTATCGTTGGTTACGAAATCGACGCTACTCGTACCAACAGCAACATCCGCGAACATGGCTTGGTATTGGAAGACCGTGTACAACGTATCATCTACGGTGTACGTCTGCACTCTCCGATTTCTTCTCGCCGTCCGTTCGATGAGAAAACTGAAATCACTGACGCTCAACGCGTAGACAGCCTGATTAAGACTACCTTCGCTCGTCGTACCAATGCAGCCATCACTGCCTTGTACGACATCCTGACCATGTTGAAAGGTATGCCCAAACAGCTGGAAACTGCTGAACCCTTCGCTTACTCTTCTGTAGGTGTAGGTCAGTACTTCGCTAAGAGCTACGTTCGTGACGTTTCTTTGGATGTTCTGGCTACTGTACAATCTCTGCAGTCTAGCGACCGCCTGAACAACGTTTCTTCCGTATTGACCAACTTCCTGTTGGCTGAAGCTACTAAAGCATACACTGCTTCTGAATTGGCTGCAGCTTACGAGTTGACTGATATGGGTGGTTCTGGCTTCCGTCCGCACGTAATCGCTATCGCCGACGTGTTCACCAGCAAATTCATCTTCCGCGAAGGTGATGTTCGTACTCTTGGTAATGGTTTCGACTTTACTCTGGAGGAGTGCTCTGATGACCGCTTGGTAGATGGTGGTAAAGACGGTAGCGTTGGTACCATCTTCATGTCCTTCGGTGTACCGCGTTCTGGCAGCCTGTCTGTACCGCTGTGGTTCGGTAACTGCTTGGATAAACGTGAAATTCCGCGTATCCTTGACCGTGCCCGTGGCAGCAAATACCAACACGAAGTGATGGTACAACCGTGGTTCAGCCACATCTGCCACCTGCCTGTATTGGTTCGCATCGGTGTATTGAACCTGAGCGAAGCTGTACAGAAACGTGTACCGTTCCATGTGGAAAACAAAGTAGTTACTCCCTAATGAGTAGCTACACAGTAACACCGTAAAAGGTAGTTACTTCGTAATCTTGTAAAAGGCTAATCCCTGTAAGACTCTCTACTCCTTCTACCTATTACGGGTAGAGGGAGTAGGAGTTTTATGCTGAGTTTCTAATATATTCTATCGGAATACAACTCTATATTATCAATGTGGTATCGAAATCTAAAAGATTTTAAAATAGCTATTTTTAATTTTTCAGTTCTAAAGGAGGAACCTGAATGGATAATGTTAATATCAATGTAGAATCCATTTTTATTCCTGGTGACTTGAGCTACTACATTGATAACATGAATGTCAGCTTCAGTAGAAACCAGGTAGTTACCTTATTAATGGAAGCAGAGCATGAAGCCTCTCTGGCTGAGAATGCCAGAGTAAAAGAAATAGAAGAGAGGAACAATAAGTTTGCTTACTTCTACCCTTACCAGAACCCCTACACAGCTAAAGAGGAACTGGCTAATCGTGAAGCTAGGGCCCGTGAGAAACATGCTCATTGGTTAAACAATCTCAATGAGATGGACAGCTGTGGTATGTCTACGGACAATATCGATATTAAGACATCGGTATTCAACTTCACGAGAAACCCGATTACGGTATCTCAGCTAAACGGTATCACCACTACCGTAAGCCCTCTATTGGTTACCGGTTACGAAAACAGTAATGGTGAAGAGTTATATCGTTTAGGGTTTCCTAAAAACCACAATATCGCTAAAGGGGTGTATTACCGATACGAGTTCTCTGTTTCTGCCTTGTGTCTCATGAAGACTATAGACCATTACCAGAAGAGAGGATTAAAGCCTAATCACGAATCGATTGAAGGCATGTTATTGGATTACTTCATTAACC